GCATTTAGTTTCATTACCGGGGCTAAGTCAAAGAAGAGAAAGTCATACTGTATCAATTCAGCTGTCTTCACACAAGATGCTGACGGCAAGGAAAGAAGAGATTTGACTATATTCTATAGAGCTACTGAGATACCTAAAAAGTTTGGAGCTGATCTTATGTTTTTGAGAAGAGTCTTTGAGAACTACATTATCCCAAAAGAGTTGAGAGAAAGTATCAGAGAGGTTAGATTTATTTTTACTCTCATGTATGTTGTACCGATATACTATCCTCTTGTCTATACAATGGGGCTTAGGGTTAAGGGAAAGGGAAAGATGGCTGAGGCTTGTCGTCATCAATTGAGGAGAGCCAATGACTTATCTATCATTCCCAAGTATGGGCCAACAAAAAGAATCTTTGATTTCTATAGGATATGGAGGAAGATGAAATGAAAACAGTTTGGTTAGTTAACTCAGACAGATATGGAAATGAAAGCAGAGCAAAATCTGAGGATGGGAAACTCTATGGTATTATAGAGACCACGGATATGTTGGTTAAAGAGTATGAAGCCTGCGAGATAAAACCAGAGATTAAAGTAATTGCCATTGGGTTTGGACATGCTCTGTCAGACTTCTTAACCCACAAAGAAATTCCCCATACTCGGATTGAAGGAATTATTCACCGCGTTGGTAGTGCGGACATAATTAAATATAAGGAGGTAGAAGGATGAGCCGACAAAGTATCTTTGAGGAAATCATAAGTGAACGTAAGCGTCAGGATGTAGTCTTTGGTGAACAGAACCATCTGCCCATAAGATGGATACCCATTCTGGCAGAGGAAGTAGGCTCTGCTGCGAAACAGGCTAACAACTTCGATCGCACGGGTAGTGAAATGAGCCTGCGGAAATATGAACTTGAAACAATTCAGGTAGCTGCAGTTGCCTTCGCAATGCTTGAATGTCTCGAAAGAGAGAAGTGGAGGAAGAAAGATGAACAGAGTAAAAAGAGATCTCCGAAGACTCAGGACGAGGGGGTGTCTGAGAGATAACTTTCCTATCCCAGAAATAAGTGAGGAAGAGAAACAAAAACATATACACCCAAGGAGGTTGAGAGATGAAAGCAAGAATGTCAAGAGAGGAGTACTATCTGGAAGTCCTGGAAGCGGTTAGAAAAAGATCTACTTGTGACAGAGGTAAGTCTGGAGCTATCATTGTCAGGGAGGGTAGAGTAATAACTACTGGGTATGTAGGAGCTCCTACAGGCTGTGGACATTGTGACGAGGTAGGACATCTGATAGAATATCGAGGGTTGGATGAACGCAAAATGCGGAAGCACTGTATAAGAACAGTCCATGCTGAGTTGAATGCCATCCTTCAGGCTGCTTACTTTGGAGTAAGTATTAAGTATGGGACAATGTACTGTACGATGGTTCCCTGCTTCCCTTGCGGTCAGGCTATTGTCAATGTAAGAATAGCAAGGGTTATTGCTGTACATCCATATCAGGCTCAAGAAAGAACGGTGGAACTCTTCGAACACTGTGGAGTTGAATTAGCAATTCTCAAACCAGACTCTCCAGTTTCCTATGAATGGACTTGTACTAGAAAGGAGAAATAGGATGACACCAGAACAAAGTGCAGCGTATATTATTTCACAAGTAGCCTGCGCAATGTCAGAGATGTTTGCTATGCAGGCAGCTAACCTAGAACGAGCTAATAAAGGAGAAGGAATTGCCTATGGGGAAGAAGCATTCTTGGCAGTACAAGAGAAATATATGATAGGCCATAATGCTGTACTAGGGCTTTTCCACGGACAATAAAATGGATATATGGGAAGAATTAAGAGACCCTGATTGTGATCTCTGTGGACTCTGTAGTTCAGCCAAGACCACCTGTCTCATCGGAGATGGCCCAGTCCCCTGTAACTTAATGGGGATAGGTGAGGCTCCAGGTGAGAGAGAAGATGATGTGAGAAAACCTTTCCAGGGAAAGTCTGGGCAACTGTTAATGAGGATTCTCAGAGGCTACAAGATTACTAGAAACGATATTTACTTGAGCAATGCAGTGAAGTGTAGACCTCCCAAGAATGAGAGTCCTAGTATGGGAGAGATCAAGGCCTGTCGGGAATATTTACTTGACGAGATTAGAGAGGTGAAGCCCAAGAAGATCTTGGCCTTTGGCACCCCAGCAATCAAGAGTGTGTTGCAAGACAATCGAGCAGGGATTGGTAAGTATAGATTTCAGGTTATTCATTTCGCTGAGTTTCCTGATATCCCTGTCTATCCTATATACCACCCGGCGGCTATACTGTATGATCAGTACAAAGAAAAGTTATTTAAGGAAGACCTTGTCTTTGCTTTTGAAAGTAAGAACAGGACATACAAGAAAAAGTATTGGTTGGTGAATGACAATGAGGAGGCTTGGAAAGTAATTCAATATGCAATAACGAGGAAGGAGATAGCTCTTGACTTTGAGACCACGGGATTGAATACTCTTCTTCCCTCTTTCAAGATACTTACTGTGTCAGTCTGTTGGAAACCAGGAGTAAGTTATTGTATTCCTCTTGAGCACCCAGAAAGTAAAGTAACTGAGTATGAAAGGATGTTGAAGCATCTGTTCAAAAGAGGTAATGATACAGTGGTAGGAGGGCACAACATTAAGTATGAAATAAAATGCCTGCTTGCTTACAAGATACCAACCAGATGTAATATAAGAGATACCAGATTAGAGTTCGGTCTTCTTGATGAGAACTATCCCAGTAAGTCTTTGTATACTCTGAAGCTGAGATACACTGATGATCTCGGATTGAAAGAGAAGATGATTAAACCTTACATAGGCAATCTGATAGAATTACCTCTGAGGAAAGTAGCTGCTTATAATTGTGAAGACACTGATGCTACCTTCAGGCTCATGAAGATATTCAAGGACCCACTGGAAGAGAATGGTCTCACCCCCTTATCTGTATTCCAGCAGCATGCAACAAAGATGTTAGCAGAAGTAGAGACAACGGGGATGATGATTGATCAGAGGCTACTGAGAAAAAACATGAAGTTGTTCCAGAAGAAGAGGGAACAGATAGGGTCTTCTCTCCCTGGAATAAACATTAACTCTCATGAGCAACTAAGTGACTTTCTATATGGGAAGTTAAAGTTGAGGATGATCAGTAAGACCAAGACTGGATATGGAACTACTTCCCGGGAAGACCTCGAGATTGTGACAAGAACTCGGGAGGGGAAGAAGCATAAAGACTTGATTGAAAAGATAATCACTTACAAAAAGCTTGGCCACTTTGATTCTCACTTTGTCACAGGGATATATAACGAACTACAACCTGATGGAAAAATCTATCCTCAATATAACATGGTGAGGCATGAGGGTTCGAAAGGAAAAGAGGTAGGCACTGTAACAGGGAGGCTCTCGGCTAGTCTCATACACCAGATACCTCGAGATACAGATGAGCTGGATGAGATATTTGGAAAGAAAGCAATTCAGATCAAGGAAATGTTTATCTCCTCTTTCGATGGAGGTTGTATTACTCAGGGGGATTACTCTCAGATTGAGCTTCGTCTATTATGTGAATATTCTGGAGACAAGAATCTGCTTCATGATTTTAATACAGGAGTAGATATTCATGAGGTAGTAACAAATAGGGTTATGAAGAGAGCTCCTCATTTCTATCGTAGGTTTTCAAAGTTCGAGGATATGAGGAAGGCCACGAAGCAAATTAACTTTGGGATTATCTATCTAATCTCCCCCTGGGGTCTTGCTGAGAAATTAGAAGTAGGAGTTGAAGATGCCAAGTCTGTAATGAGGGAGTGGTTTCATACCTATCCTGAAGTAAAGAAATTTCTAGCAAAGAAACAGAGAAGAATTATCCGAGACCAGTATAGTGTATCCCTCATTGGGAGGATACGTAGAGTTCCAGGGGCTGACTTTAGTTCAGTAAGGGGGAGAGAGCTAATTAGACAGGGGGTCAATGCTCCTCTCCAGGGGCTTGCCTCAGACATCAATGTAATGTTTATGATTGAGATACAGAAGGAGTTTAAGAGGAAGAAGATGAAGAGTCGAATAATAGGAAACGTTCATGATGCTACTTTAACCGATACGCATCCTAGAGAGAAGAAGGAG